GTGAACAGCACCACGGCCAGCGTCCGGGCGATGTCCCACACCGCCACCACGATAACCATCAGCGTCCAGTCCACGGGGTCCTCTCCTCCGTCTTGGCGGCGTCCCAAATCGACCGCAAGCAGGGCGAGATTGAGGAGTCGGCAAGGGCACATACTGCACTTGATGGTTTCTACAAAGCCCTGACCACGCAGGTGCCCCGTCAGCTTCTCTCGAGGGTGCAGCTGCCAGTCGACAACCTTGAAATCAAGGGTGATGATGTTCTGGTTGGCGGAATTTCGATTGAGACTCTGTCGAACTCGGAGCAGATCAAATTCGCCATCAACATCGCCCGGACGCTGGCCGTGGTGCTGTTCACGATGTGGTATACGGCAAGGAGGCTGAGGCGGAACGGTGAAGAGGAAGGTTAGCAGGCGCCCGGTGGTGCCGGGCAAGAGGCGCCCGGGCAAGGCCGGGAAGCGGAAGACGCTGAGGGTCGTCGCCCCCAAGGTCGGGGACGTGGTCGCTGTGACGTGGCTCGACAGCGGCCTGGGGACGCACCGCGACAGCACGCCGCACAAGGACCTCGACCTCGCCGTCATAACGACCTACGGCATGGTCATGTTCGCCGACGCGAAGAAGGTCGTCATAGCCGCCGAGTACGAGAGGGACGACCCCGGGGACATCGGCACGATGATGAGGAACGTCGTATGGACCAAGAGCATAACCGGCGTCGACATCCTGAGGAGGGCGGGAAGGAAAAGCTGATGCCGCTGTACGAGTACGAGTGCGCGGAGCACGGGAGGTTCGAGATGCTCCATGTTAGTCCTACCGCTAAATCGATATTAAAGGTCAAGGACGGGAAGCTGACCGTCTGCCGTACGGAGGCGGGACTACCTGAAGCCGCCACGTGCCCCAAGTGCGGGAAGTGCAGCCCGAGGCTGGTGTCCGCCCACGCGAGGACGCCGGGGAGGTGGGCCGTTGGCAAGTAATCGTTGCGGCGATCCCCAATGCCCCGTATGCTCCAACCCGGAATACGAGGCCCCGCTGCTGCAAGCGGCGGACATGCACATCGCGGGGCTGGCAAGGCACGGCAAGCTGTCCGGCGTCTCGGTGGACGTCGGCGCGCATGTTGGCCTGTGGGCCAGATCGTTGGCCCGGTCGTACTGGAGGTGCAGAAGAAGCCCGGGTACCATCCTGGCGTTCGAGCCTGACGGCGACACGTGCGCCAGGATGATATCCGGTTGCCCCGGGAATGTGATATTGTTGAACGTCGCTGCGTGGAGTACCAATACGGGTACGTTGTCATTGGTTGGTACCGGCCCACGCGCGTATGTCAGCGAAACCGCAAGGGACGGGACACCCGTCGACGGCAAGACAGTCGACTCGGTCGTTTACGATAGTTACGGTGGTGTGGTCGGGGTGGACGTATTGAAGATAGACGCCGAGGGGGCCGAGTATGAAGTCCTATTCGGCGCAAGGAGCGTGCTCAAGAAGTCAACCGACCTGCTGGTGCTGGTGGAGATATGCGACAGGCACCTGGAGAGATTCAACAGGACACGCGAGGACATAGTGAGGCTGCTCAGGAGCCACGGGTACTCCCCGCTAAGGGAGCCGCGCACGGGGCCGGACGCGGTCGACAAGATATGCTTCATGCGGAAGGCGCGATGACGTCGATCGAGACGCAAGCCAAGTCGGCCGCCTACCTCGAGAGCGTCAAGGAGAGGTGGCCGAGGCTGCACACCCTGCTGGCGCACCACCGGAACACGCACGGGGAGCAGATGACGGTGGCGGACAAGCCGTGGTGGCTCGAGATGGCGAAGGACAACGCGGACGACATGGTGGTGGTGAAGTGCTCGCAGGTGGGGATCACCGAGCTCTTCCTCGGCGTCATGTTCGCGCTCGCCGCCTCCGGGCACCGGGGCATGTACCTGCTGCCGACCGGGGACTGGCGCTCTACGTTCGTGGCCGACCGGATCGACAAGCTCATAGACGTGTCGCCGGCGTACGCCGCCGCGGTGAAGAGGACGGCGAGGGAGGCCGACGCGAAGACGTACAAGAGCATACACGGCATGGGGTGGAAGTTCGCCGGGACGGCCAGCCCGCGCAGGGAGATGCAGCCCAAGGCCGCGTTCGAGTTCCCCGCCGACGTGCTGTTCATAGACGAGTTCGACCAGCACAACCAGGACAACCTGGTGTACTTCTACGACCGGATCACCAAGTCGAGGAGGAGGAAGACGTTCAAGTTCGGCAACCCAACGACCGCCGGGCGCGGGATATGGCAGGAGTTCCTCAAGTCAGACATGAAGCAGTGGGTTATTTTATGCGACAATTGTTTGAGGGGAAATGTCCTTGAATGGAAGAAACATTTCATCAAGAAAACGGATGTCGGATACAAAAAACGCGACACGTGGCCGAACCCCCAATGCCAACACTGCGACGAGGCATTCGACAGGTTGGGAACCGGCCGTTGGATGGTCACCAATAAAGGCACCAAGGACGTGTCCGGCTACCAGCTGTCGCGCCTCTTCGTGCTCATGGACGGCAACGCCGAGGACATGGAGCTCCTGTGGGAGAGGTTCCAGGCCGGGCTCCTGAACCAGACGAGGATGCAGAACTTCATGAACAACCACCTCGGCGTGACGTACGAGAACACCGACGAGAAGCTCACGGACGAGGTGCTGCGCAGGTGCGCATCGGCGACGGTGGGCCGGGTGCGGGCGAGGATGGAGGGCCACCAGGCCGTGGCTGGCATCGACCAGGGCAAGAACTTCCACGTCGTCATATCGGTGATCGTGGACGGCCTCGAGTACCTGGTGAGGCTAGCCTCCCCCAGGACGTGGGAGGAGCTGGAGTCGCTGCTCGACGCGTACGACGTGGGGTACGCCGTGAGCGACGCCCAGGGCGGCGGGTACATGGAGACGCGCCAATTCATCGCGCGCAGGGAGAACAGGCTGATATGCTACTACGTGGGGAAGGACCGCGTGCAGGAGCCCTTCCACGTCGACGACGAGACGGGGGTGGTGCGGACCAACAGGACGGAGGCCATCGACACGGCGGTCGCGAGGTTCCGCGATGGCGCCGTGAGGATACAAGAGGACTGGGAGTCGGTGGACGGGGGCGAGTTCAAGAGGCAGATGACGGTGCCCAACAGGGTGCTGGACACCGGGGGGCGCCCGGTGTGGACCGGTGGCAACGACCACTACTTCCACGCGTACGTCTACAACACGCTGGCGAAGCAGGCGTTCGGGGTCGTGAACACCAAGACCGAGGAAACTACAAGTTGGAGAGTGTAATATGAAGATTGCTTTGATGGCGCTCGTGGTGCTCGCCGGTTTGGCGAACGCCGTGTGCGTGTGGTTCAATGACAGGCGCCAGTTGACGTGGTGCAGGCAGACCGGCGCCCGCGAGCTCGAGGCCTACGTCGGGATCGAGCCGCCTGCCAGCAGGAGGATCTACATATCGTTGAATTGCCATCCGGCAAGGTATCTCAGGCTCAAGTTAGATTTGTGGTCTGTATATGCCGGCGCCGGCTGGCAGAGATACGTGGAATAAAGGATGGTCATGCTCGATAGGATAAGGCACACGATACGCACCTGGGTCAACACCTACAGGTACGCGCGCCTGCTCAGGTCGTGCACCTTGGCGGACAGCTGGGGATCCAGGTGGATGCAGCATCGCGACCGCGCGGGGGCGGTGGACGTGTGGTACAAGTACGGGAGGAACCAAGCCACCGCCAAGCGCGACCCGATAACGCTGCACGACATCGAGGCGGACGACGTCAACGCGAACGTCCGCATAGCGACCAGGGCCATATCCGACGCGGTCAAGTCGCTCCCGCTCAGGGCGTGCGAGCCCGAGGTGGTCGACGGCGTGGAGCGCATGTATCCCGACGCGGACCACCCGCTCAACGACTGGTTGAGGGCGCCGAACACCGAGCACGACATCACCGAGCTGCTGGTGCACATGACCAAGTGCTACCTGCTCGACGGCAACGCGTTCCTCACGGTGGAGAGGAACACCGGGCCGTTCCCGGGCGTGGAGCTGTGGCCGCGCGACCCGCGCAACGTCGAGGTGGTCATAAGGAACGGCCAGCACGCGGGGTTCAAGATCGGTAAGGGCCGGGAGGCGAAGACATATCCGCGTAACAGGGTGGTGCACATAAGGGATATCGACCCCAAGAGGCCGTTCTACGGCATATCGAGGATCCAGCAGGGGCGCGACGAGATAGCCATGGACTACTACATCAACCAGTTCAACTCCGGGTTCTTCACCCACGGTGCCAGCATAAACCTGATGTTCACGCCGAAGAGGCCGCTGACCGACGTGCAGCACAAGCAGCTGCTCGACGCCTTCAACAAGGAGATCGCGGGCGTCGACAAGGCGTTCTCGATATTCATAAACAAGTACCCGGGCGAGTTCACGCACCCGGACGTGAAGCACAAGGACATAGCGTTCGGCGAGAACCTGAGGATGAACAGGGAGAAGATATTCGGCGCGTTCGGCCTGCCGCCCTTCCGCGGGGGCGTCATGGAGTACGCCAACTACGCCAACGCCCTGGCGCAGGACATCGACTTCTGGAACAACACCGTCAAGCCGGTGATGATGACGATCATGGCGGCGCTGAACAACCAGTTCGTGAGGAAGTGGTTCGGCGGCGACGTGTTGCTGATGCCCGACTACTCGGACATCCCGGCGCTCAAGGGCGACCCGAAGGAGCAGGCCGAGGTCCACAAGATATACGTGGATGCCGGTGTGTTGACCCCCGACGAGGTGCGCGAGGAGCTCGGTATGGAGCCGCTGCCGGAGGAGGAGGCCAAGCCCCCCGCTGACGGGGATGAAGAAGACAAGCCAAGGGCCACAGACGAGGACGAGAAGGACACGGAGAACATGCTCCGTGCGACGCTGAAGCGGCAACGCGCGGCGGTCGAGTCGCGGCTGAGGACGCTGACGGG